GCACGACCTTTGGCGTTCAAGCCACCCTTGGGGTCCTTGCCCTCCTTGCGTGTCCAAGCAGGCGTCTTGGCCATTAGCAGACCTTCCCACGAGTTTTGCCTTTACGGGCAATACCATCGCCACGGCGAGAAGCGGAGACAGAACCGCCCTTACGAAGTTTTATCTTGCGGTCAACCGGGTACAGTTTAGTCCGATCTTTATCCGACTTAGATGTTGTTTCCTTAGCCTCTCGATAGCGGCTTTCGCGCCGTGAAGTGTCTTCTGCTGCTACTTCCTTCGCACGTTGCAATGGTGTAAAAAGCCCACCCATGATACGACTTGACAGTGGGCGTTTGCGCTCGCTTTCCGCCTCTTTAAGCTCAGCTTTCTCCCGCGCACGGACGCGAGCCTTTTCAGCCGCTGTCATCTGGTCCCAGCGAGCAAGCCTAGTTTCATCATCCCCTAAAGTATCTTTGTTAGACAAGCCGGGGCTAGCGCCAAGTATTTTGCTTCCTTTGCGTACGGGCATTATACAAACCTTCCCTTAGTCTTGCCCTTAGTAGCGCAGCCGTCAGCGCGCTTAGAAGCAGTTGAGCCACCTTTTTTGAAGCGTACAGTACCTTGGACTCCAACCCCCTTTGGTGGAGATGTGCCAGTAAGCCTACTTAGGTCAGATGAAGGTTGCCGCATTATAGTAGGACGTAGTTGTAAACCACCACCTGCGCCACGACCGCTTCCAGATAAAAGGTTATAGTTTAGGCTTTGGAGGGGCACAGAACCACTCGAAGCACCGCCGCCTCGGTTAAACCGTTTCGTCTTCTTAGCCATTACACAAACCTCCCCTTGGTTTTACCCTTGGTAGCGCAGCCATCGGCGCGCTTGGAGGCAGTTGAACCACCCTTAGCCATCTTGGTCAGCGGTTGACCTTTATGTTTGGCGCGCTCATGCTTATGCACGGCTTGAACGGCGCTAACCTTACCACCTTTGCGCATCATTGCACCGGCAGGAGCTTCTTCAGCTACCATGATGTCTTCTACCATTGGACGTGCGCGCATACCTGCTGCTGGACGTGCTGCTTTACGTGCTGCTTTATCCCGCTGGCTCTTAGCGAGGTAAGAGGCGGGAATAAGGAAACCTGCACCGGAGTCTGCTAATTTAGCCAACCCTTTACCGAACAAACCCTTACCGCTTATCGCTCCTGCGAGCGGCGAAATATCACCTAGCTTGATACCCATTATGCTGCTTCCTTCTGTGTGGGGGCGAGCATCGGATAAAGAACGTCGGTGCCGAAGCAGCCTTCGTACTCTTGTACGCCCATGTGTCCGAGTTGAATGCTGGGGTCGATCCAAACCTCAAAACCGATTTCGCGAGCACGGTCGCAGAACAAGAAGTCCTCGCCCATGTAGCCCTCTTCGGTGAGTTTGAAATCAAATAGGCAGGGGATCATGCGATCTGAGCGCTGATCCTTGTAGACCCACTCGGGGTTAGCAGCAGCCATCTGCTCGAATACTTCGCGGCGAACCAGCATGAAAGCGGTCGCAACGCGCTTACCACGTACCAGACCCATACCATTCATGGTCAGTTCGTGGTTCTCGTCGTAGTCAAGGTCAGCGATGTAGACCTTGTTTTCGCTACGTGTGCGTGGAACACCTGCGACGATCCCCTTCTTCGGATCGCTACCCCAAGCCATAAGGCGGAAGATGTGTTCCGGCTCAAAGTTGATGTCGCTGTCGATGAAGAGCAAATAATCGCAGGTGGATTCCAGCATGTCTTGAACAAGCAGGTTACGAGCGCGAGAGACGACAGAGCATCCGCAGATGCTGCCAATCTGTATCGTAATGCCGTGCTGGCCAGCCACCTGAGTGAACCGAGCCAACGAAACCGCCAGCTTCAAGGAGACCTTGAAGTCATAGGCGGGCAGAGCAATGAAGATGCTCTTACCGGCTAAATCGTAACCTTTTTGTGCTTGCATATATCACCCATAGAAAATGACGGTTGACGCCGTGTTAGTCACTGTAGCGTACAAACCGTTTTCTGCAAGGATACCTTGATCCGGTATAAGGACGTAGACCGCATCAGCGTTTGCCGCAGCAGGCGTGTTCAACGTCAACAATGTGCTGCCACCGTTGCCATCTGTAATGACGACCGAACCCGCACTTACACCGTTTGTGTAATAGATACCCTTGATGCGGGTGCGGAAAGCCATGTCATCGTTGGCTTGGGTCTTGAACACACCAGTCGCCGTAAGCGGTTTGGTGGATTTGACGTCAGTTTGCATTGCCATCGGATTTCTCCTTCTTAGAGGTTACCGATCAGGCGTTAGCAGTAAAGATCGTCGTCAGCCAAATTGCGTCCGTGAGCGCAATGCACTGAAGCCAAGTCGAACCTTCCATGGTCACCGAAGCCGCACCGTTGATGGTGTCGCTGGTGTTCGCATAGACGATAAGGCCGTTGGTCTCAGCCAAGTTGTAAACCGTGATGGTCGTGCCAGCGACAGCCGTCGGAAGCTTCACGCCATTGGTACCCGAAGCGCTGCCAACGCCGTTGACACCGTTCGAAAGAGCAGCGGCGGTTGCGAGGTTAGTACCTGCAGCAGTAACAGCAGCAACCGGCTGAACAACGGTGCCCGTAACGGTGCCAGTGAAGTCACCGATGAAGCCGTTCTGCGAGACAACCGGACCTGAAAAAGTTGTAGTACCCATGATAATATCTCCGTGTAGTAGCACTTGTACGTACCGTCTCTACTATGTCTGCTAGGGCAGTCGGTACGAATTAATCACCTAGATGCGTAGGTATATCACCTAAAAGAAAAGAGGGGAAGTAGTTTCCCACTCCCCCTCCCCCTGTTTCCTTAGGCAGCGCCTTCGGAACCGTACATGCCGAGTGGATCGGACCAGCCGAAGCTGTAACGCTCGCGAGCCTTGTAACGGACGTTGCCCGTATCAAAGTCACCGTCCATGCTGTTTTGCATAGGCGTACGAACGAAGTGCTTCAGGCCATTTGGCACGTCGGTGGTCAAGAACCACGCATCCGTGTCGGTCAAGAAGTGGTTAACGGTGTAACCTTCTGGGATCGAGCCATTCGACTTAAGCGCGTTGATATCGTTGTCAGCCGTCGAAACGCGAAGTTCGGTTTCGAGGAGGCGTGTTGCAACGAACATCAGGCTTGGCGGAACTACCAGCTTACGCGGTTTAGCCGCGATGAGCAGGCCACGTTCATCCGTCCACGCAGCAATCTGAATTACAGCCGCTTCAAGCGACGTTTCATTCAAATCAGCAGCAGTGGTTGGGATGTTCGAGTTGGTGCCACCAGAGACGAGCGGGTGAGCGTTCGAGAACAATGGTTGACCATCGCCACCGGCATAGTCGGTGTCGAAGCCATTGTTCAGGATTGCAGCAGCTTTAGTCTGCTTGGTGTACGCCATGGCCCGAGCCAGAGCCTTTGTGTAACGCGAGGACAACGAGTCGTACAAGTTATCTTCAATCGCTTCTTCCGTTAGCGAGAACCCGAGGGCAATCGTTTCGTGGTTGTAGCGAGCAGTGAAGACTTCCTGCGCGTTGTCATAGGCGATAGCAGAACCTTCGTTCTTGACCGGAGCAGCGGAGAAACCCGACAGCTTCGTTTCTTCTTCGAACGAACGCTCAGAGCTTTCGGTTTCGAAAATCTCTTTGTGCTCTTCGCCGTAGCGTGCGTATTCCAGACCAAACAAAGCGTTCAGACCGGGCAATAGCTCCTTAAGGAGTTGTGCGCGTGAAATTGCCATTAGTCAGTCTCCTTACACGCCAGTGGGGTTGAGGTACTGGTGCATGCCTTGATTCCACTTGACGATAACTTCGGTGTAAGAACCGGGGTTACCTGCCAATGCAGTTTCAGGAACAACATCAATAACGCGAATCGGCCACGTGGAAGTGGTGTTAGTCGCGGAAGTGATTGCCACCTGCGAGTTGCCAGTGATGGTCGAACCTGTGTTCTGAGCCAGAACAGCGTTGTTACCGACCGAAGTGCGGTTCACGTAGCTGATCGTGGTGTTCTGACCACTAACGACCGCTACTTTGAACAGAGCATCTGGATCGTCTTGCACGTATGCCATGACGTCAGTGATGTTCGTCGTACCGGGGTAGTACTGACGGAAGGTTTTCCCGAACACCGGATCGGTGTACGAGCAACCAAGGAACACGCCGACTGGCGTGGCGGCAGTTGTGCCGGTGTCCTTTGCCAAAGTACCCGTGTCGGCCAGCTTTACGACGTCACCATAAAAAATGGCAGTCGAAGAGTTGGTCGCAATAGGAATTTGACGCGTAGCACCTGCAAAAACCTGCCCACCGATCAAATTGATCGGGATCAGCCCGTAGGGGGCTGAAACAGAAGGATATGCCATGTTTCTAAGCTCCTAGCTTATTTGCCTCTACCAAATGACGTCGATGACTTCTTCTCGCGGAAGAGAGGCATACGAGCGTCGTTCTCTCTCATGAAGTTGTTGTCCACAGACTCGATCTGAGCACGGTTTTTGTCGGCGTAATAACGCTTCCGTTGGACCATAAACTCAGTCGGGATTTTGCAAAGCAACAACCCGCCCATTTCAATGCTGTCTTTAAAGCGGCTGTTAGAATCGGCTAGAAAGGCGAGCTTGGGCTGCTCTTCAATCCGTACCGGTTCCCACCCCTCACGGAGCTTGGCTGAGACGTTTTTGGCGTCTGACTGCTCCATCGTTGAAGTGCGAATCCACTTATATGAGTACCCGGGTTGCTTTTCAGGCTCAGGAAGCCCTGCTGCTGGTGCCCACGACTCAGGTCGCTTCGCGCTTGTACGATCTTCGTGCTCACGTGCTATTCTAGTTTCTGCCATTTTAACGCTCCATCTTCGCAAATTCACGAGCATATTGCTCGGGGGTTAAGCCCAGTTTCTTAGCTATCGCTAGCTGAGACTGTTTAAGTACAATCTTTTTGGAGGACGTACTTCGGGAAGCTGGTGCGACTACATTGGCAGCCTTCGATTGCCGTGAAGCCTTCGCAGTGCCTTCGGTCGCTTTATCTTCCCCAAAATATTCAGGGAAGCGACGGCGCATCGTTGTGTCGATAGCGCTCCAATATTCGTCGGTGCCCACAAACTGCGGACCACGTTCTTTCTCAAGCTTCTGGTGAAGCCCAAGTGCCGATGCAGTCATCTCCGGATCAGTACCCCACCACATATTGCGCTCTTGCCACGCAACTGTTTTCTGGTCTGGTCGCGGGATTTGCACCTGCGGTTGAGTAAGTTGTACATCTTCCTCTACGTCTTGTAAAGTAGGTCTATACCCAGCAAGCTGCTGAAGCTTATATTGGGCTTCGCTGAGCTTCTGTTGTGCGTCTAAAACGCGGTCAGTATCACCGGCTTCGTAAGCATCCTTGTACTCACGTTTGGCCTGTGCAAGCTCATATTCAGCGGTTTGTTTGAAGCTACCAACCAGCGTCTGCTCACCTTCGGAAAGGGTGGCCTTCAGCTTGCGATTCTCTTCGAGAAGCCGCTGGGCTGCACTGAGTGCTTCGCTTTGTTCGCGCATGACACGCTCTTTTTCACGGCGTTCATCGTGCCAGACCTTCTTCATCTGCTTAAGGCGGATTTTGACCTTCTCGGAGTATTCTTCGAGTTCGTCAGCCTCAAGCTCAGCTACCACTTCAGCAGGCATAGGCTCGCGCCCACGATCTGCCTCGGGAGTATCATCTTCTACGTCGATCTCGGGCTGGTTGCCCTCATCGGAAACAGGGGTATCTTCTTCAACTTCCCACTGGAAGTCGTCATCATTTGGCTCTGCTGCCATATTACTTCTCCTTTGTACGGTTACCCGTTTTTACCCGCGAGAAATCCCGCGAGGGTCTTCCACGACGCCTTCAACCGCATCATCATTGATAATACGGAATTGACGGCCATGAATTACGATGCGCGTGCCCGCATGCGGACGCACGAGAATGAAGTCACCTTCCTTGCACCAAGGGCCGCTTGGGAAGCGTTTCTCGTCAGCATAGCAGTCTGGGCCGAGCTTTGCGGCATAGAGCACTGTGGCGAGCAGTTCTTCGTGGTGTATGGTGACTTCGGCCTTGATGATGCCGCCCTCAGTGGTCTTCTCGATCTCAGGGATAGCACACAGAATGCGATACCCAGAAGGCTCAGGAAGCTGCTTAGCGCGGTCTTCAAACGCAAGCTCGGGGGCCGCACCCACCTTAGGGATGGGCTTACCGGAGAGATCAATGAGGTCAGTCATCATCGTTCTCCAGACGCTGTGCCATATTCGCAAGGACGCTGGTTGCCATCATTAACCCACGGATAATACCGCAGGCATATTTGTAGTCGCCGTGATCCTTAGCACCGCCACGAGCGAGGTCGTCGCTCATAACTGTGATCTCTTCTTGGATTTCATCGGCGATGTGTTTTAAGACATCATTCCTCATTCAATTTCCTCTGGTTGCTGGGTTGGAGAAACAGGGGTTTGAGTAGCTTGGAACTGTTCGCGGGCGACTTCAACACCCAAACGAAGTCCTTCCATCTGCTCCTTGGCGGACAGGTTTGACTGATCCGTTGCCATCTTGGCCCCCACTTGGAGGCCAGCGATTTCTTCTTGCGACTCGATACGCATCTGCTCAAGTTCGAGCCGGTCGTTCTTCTCAGCAGCGTCAATTTGTAGCTTCTGCTTCTTGAGTTCGAGTTCGCCCTTCTTGATCTCAAGCTCAGCCATCTGCATCTGGATGATTGGGTCCTGAGCCATCTGCTGTGCTTGCTGCTGTTGCGCTTCAGACTGGTTCTTCTGGAGCAACTGCGACGAAGCAGCGGCAGCAAGCCGTGAAATGGCAAGCTCAGTGTTCTCATCCATCTCAGCGTTTGGTGGAGGCAGTGGTACACCGGCCTGCTCTTCGACCTGTTTGCGGTACTCGAAGGCCAAATGCTCAGCGATGTGCGCCTGCATAGCAGCTTGCATAGCCTGCGCGTTGGGGTTCTGACCCATAAGCTGCGCAACCTTGGGGTCTTGCATCGCGTTCATGTGGACCTGAATATGCGCTTCGTGGTCTTGGTAGATAAACGCCTTGACCGGCTTACCGTTAATGACGTCCATGTTCTCAGACACAGGGTCACGTGGCTTCATGTCGTCACCGTCCTTGAGCGGGACAAGCTTCTCGGCATTCTGAATGCCAAGCACTTCAAGCATCTGACGGTGTAGATACGGCATATCGTAAAGCTGTGGTGCACCCTGCGC